TCAAAGACACAGTTTACATGAGTAACTTGTGTCAAGAAATTACACTACCGACTAAGCCATTAGAGCACATTGATGACGAAGAAGGTGAAATTGCATTGTGTATCCTTAGTGCTATTAATGTAGGTATACTGAAAGATATTGATGATCTAGAAGAACTATGCGAACTAGCAGTAAGAGCTTTAGAAGAAATTATAGACTATCAAAAATATCCTATTAAAGCCGCAGAGATTAGCACAAAGGCAAGACGTAGTTTAGGTGTAGGTTACATTGGACTAGCACATTATCTAGCAAAGAATCATGTAAAGTACGAAGACAAAACAGCCTGGAAACTAGTACATGATTTATCAGAAGCATTCCAATATTATTTGTTAAAAGCAAGTAACAAACTTGCACAAGAGCGTGGTGCTTGTGAGTACTTTAACCGCACTAAATACAGCGACGGCATCCTTCCTATTGATACATATAAGACTGATGTTGATAGCATAGTGGAGAATAAGTTAAAGTATGATTGGGAGACTCTTAGATCTGACATACAAGAACACGGGCTTAGGCACAGCACTTTGTCCGCACAGATGCCATCGGAAAGCAGTTCCGTTGTGTCGAACGCAACAAATGGAATCGAACCTCCTAGAGGCTACTTGTCCGTTAAGAAGTCCAAGAAAGGGCCTCTTAAGCAGATTGTTCCGCAGTATAATACACTAAAGAACCACTACACATTGTTATGGGATATGCCTAGCAACACAGGGTATATCAATATAGTTGCTGTAATGCAAAAGTTCTTTGATCAAGCAATCAGTGGCAACTGGAGTTACAATCCAACACACTTTGAGAACAATGAAGTGCCAATGAGTGTAATGATGCAAGACTTGTTAAATACCTATAAGTATGGTTGGAAAACTAGTTACTACCAGAATACATACGATTATAAAACAGACGACGATGAACCAGCACATTCTTTAGGTTGGCATGATAATGTTGCAGAAACACAGCCTGCTACATTACAAATTGGTGACGAAGAAGAGTGCGAGGCATGCAATATATAGTTGACATAGGGCAATAATGGTGTTACACTATACAAATAGCTAAGGAAAGAGAGACATGGCAAAAACAGTTTTTAACAAAGAAAAAGTAGACTTCACTAAACAGAATATGTTTTTTGGAGCAGACCAAAACACACAGCGTTACGACACGTTTAAGTTTCCTGTGTTTGATAAACTTAACCAAACAATGCTTGGTTATTTTTGGCGGCCTGAAGAAGTAAGTCTACAAAAAGATAGAGCTGACTTTGCTAATTTCCGACCAGAACAAAAGCATATTTTTACAAGCAATTTAAAATACCAAACACTTCTTGACAGTGTCCAAGGACGTGGTCCGTGTCTAGCATTTTTGCCGCACGTTTCACTTCCTGAACTAGAAGGCTGTATTGTTACTTGGGACTTCTTTGAAACAATCCACTCACGTAGCTACACACATATTATGAAGAATGTGTATGCTGACCCGTCAGAAGTATTTGATACTATTTTAGATGACGAAAAGATTATTGCCCGTGCAGAAAGTGTAACCAAACACTACGATGCATTTACTGAAGCGGCAGATGCCTACACTCATCGCAATGAAGGTAACATGCGAGACGTTAAGAAGAAGTTGTATCTTGCAATGCAGACTGTTAACATTCTTGAAGGCTTACGTTTTTATGTAAGTTTTGCTTGTACTTTTGGCTTTGGCGAACTCAAGTTAATGGAAGGCTCTGCAAAGATTATTTCATTAATTGCACGTGACGAAGCACAACACTTGGCACTAAGCACACACATATTGAAATTGTGGGCACAAGGCAAAGACGATCCAGAGATGGCAAAGATTGCTAAAGAGTGCGAACAAGAAGTGTACGATCTATGGCGTGAATGTGTTGCAGAGGAAAAGGATTGGGCAGAGTATTTGTTCAAAGACGGATCAATGATCGGTCTTAACACACAACTACTTCATAGGTATGTAGAATATATTGCTAATCGTAGGCTTAAGGCACTAGGTTTGCAAGCTATATTTGATCAACCAGTGAATACTAACCCGCTACCATGGACACAACATTGGCTGTCTAGCTCAGGATTGCAAGTTGCACCTCAAGAGACAGAAGTTGAAAGTTATATCATTGGTGGCATTAAACAAGATGTAAACAACGACTCACTGAAAGGATTTAGTTTATGATTACTATCTGGGGCAAGCCTGCTTGTCCAAGTTGCATGAAAGCAAAAGCATTATGTGAATCAAGACAATACAAATACGAATACAAAGAACTAGGCAAAGACTTTACAAGAGAACAAGTCTTTGAAGAGTTTCCAACCGCAAGAACTTTCCCGCAAATTATCATAGGAGGAAATAAAGTAGGTGGATACGAACAAATGCTTAGTTACATTGAAGATACAAACTACACCGGAACAGGACATACAATATAATGTTAATTGAAACACCATATAAAGTTGGTGATACTATCAGTCTAAAATTATCTTCAGGAGAAGAAATTGTTGCAAGATTAGATGCAGAAGATAGCACATACTTTACACTTAAAAAACCAATGGTTCTAATCATGCAAGAAAAAGGACTTGGATTAGCACCTTTTATGTTTAGCGTAGATCCTAGTAATAAATTTATGATGCGTACATCATCAGTATCATGTGTGTCTAAAACACAAACTGATATTGCTAATCAGTATATAGCAACTACAACAGGACTTACAATAAACTAATGCCAGGAATTAGCAGAGACAACGACACAGCCGGCGGTGACTTAATACCTAGTCAAAGCACTGTCTTCGCGAACAACGAAGAAGTTATAGTAGACGGTGATGATGTTGTAGGACATGGACCAGGTGTGCATGGAGGACCTACTATGATAGCAGGTTCTAACAATGTGTTTGTTGGTGGCATTGCTGTCTGCAATGCTGGCGACCTTGCAACATGTGGCGATGCCGCTACAGGAAGCCAAAATGTCTTTGTAGGCGATTAAAAGGTTGACTTTGGCAAACTTTTATCATATAATATAACTTAAATAGGAGAATAATATGACAATACACGACGAAATCGTACAGGCGTACAACAACTATCTTGCAGAAGCAGAAACATTCGAAGACAAGAGTGTAAAAGCTGCGGCCGCAAGAGCAAGAAAAGCACTAGGTGACTTAGGCAAACTTACTAAAGCACGTAGAGCAGAAATTCAAGACAAAAAGAACGCGATGTAATGAGCGGTCAACGGCGCTGGCTTAAATTATGGGCTAGAACTGTTGGCATGCCCGTAGGCATCAACGACGACGATAAGCCAGAGTTTCTTCCAATTACACAATCAGATGTAAGGAAGGCTTTGGCTTTTCGCACCTTTTGGATCATACTGCATATTGTTACATGTATTATGATTATAGCAGGCAACACAAAAACACTATTCTTCGCATAAATAATAAAGTACGCAGTTAATAAGGAGTACTTTATATGATGTGGCTTGATTATACCATAGAACAGTTTGGCGACGACTTTTCAGTTAGAGGAGAGTGGCCAGGTGAAGTAATGGGATTAAGGAAAGATGGCACCTACAAAGGTAATCATCTTTACAAACCTGGAGATGTCTTTGTCGTACAGCCAAACGGTATTCTCAAAAAAACAGACGATCTCTATGCTCTAATGATGAAGTATGAACAAAGTAAATTAAATGCAGAAAAAGGTTGACACCTACCTTAAAAGACTGTATAAATATATATGTAACGTTGAAGCAATTTGACGACTGGACAGGACCCGGGGGCGGTACCCGGCGGCTCCACCATAAACACTTGTTGATGAGATTAAGTTAGGCAAGTGTTTATGATGGGGCCGAAATAGGATCGACTGACTGGATAGAAGAGTGGAGTTACCCGGATCTAAGCACGGTTATCGCGAAGAAAATTGATAATTGCAAACGCAAATTTCAAACCTGAAGCGTTTACATCTATAGACATGTCTATGGATAGTGAGCTACTTGCAGCCTAGGCTGTAAACTTCGCGGTATGGTTCCACCGGGCAACAGGACGGGCCACTTAATTCACTTTGCAGTTAACTGTAAAGCGTAGGGGATAAATAAATTCGCTAGGGAACAAGTCCTTAGCGTTTTTTTATATCGATATAAAAAGAAAATAAAAGGAAACTAATCTAAAATGAAAAAAACTTTACTAACGGTTGCTATTGCGACTATGTTGAGTTCGACTGCTTTTGCAGAAGATTTCGACAACACTGCGATTAAGATGACCGCAGTTACTGATGACTATTCAATTAGCATCAATTCACCAAAAACAGGTGCAACTGAGTTTGCAGTAGCTGGCAAAGTGTCATCACTAGATGCTACAGTAAAATGGAAACGTAACGGCGCTGTAGACGACTTTGCTTTAAAACTAGGCACAGAAATGGATGTTCCAGCAACTCCGTTATATGCAGGTGCATCAGCAGAATTTAGCTTTGGTGATAGCTTTACAGCAGACACACGTACAATGGACCTTTCACCGTATGTAGGTGTAACACACACCATGGGCAAACTAACGCCATTTGCAGAACTAGGTTATGCATGGCAGTCAACTCAAAATGATATTGTAGACTTTGATCGCGACTCTTCATATGTTGAAGTAGGCGCATCGTATGCTTTATCAGAAGCAGTTAGTGCAAAATTATCTGTTACAGAAGCACGTGACATCAGCTTTACAAACCCGGGCGATAGAAACGCTGAAGTAGGACTTACATTTAAGTTCTAACTTCCGCTAACTATTATAAATTAAAAGGCTCCTTAGGGGGCCTTTTTTTTTGATTAAAGTACAATAAATACACAGATAATAGGAGAAGTCTAAATGGCCGAAAAAGAAGATAACACAGGAAAATTAGAAGTTGCAGTACGTATACTAGGTAATGAATTAGTTGCACTGAAAATGGTAGTGGATGATTTTAAAATGAAATGGTTAGTATATGGTGTTATTACTATAGTAGCACTAGGTTGGGCTGCAAGTAGTTTTGGACCTGCACTTTTTGACATGGTATCAAGTGGCTAATGTGGCAACGATTTCGCAAATGGTTAAATATAGACCATATTGTAGATTTATCTGTAGACCTGTTCTTAATACTGTTTGACGTGTTAAGTTCACCTATCCTAATTGTGATGAGATTAGCACGTTGGGTAATAGGCACTTATTTGTTAGACGGGTTTAAGAACAAAATAAAAAAAGTAGCACATTGGGCAGAGGGCAGGCATATATTACTACAAATTTTAGTATGGGCACTTATAATATGTGTAGGAGTAATTATTCTAACATTAATGTGGCTCTTTGGAACAGCCTTTGGAGAGTTTGTAATGGAAGAATGGGGTGACCAAGCACTAAACTTGGATGAATAAATGAGGGAAATAAAATGTACGAATATAAATGTAAAATCCTAAGGGTCGTTGACGGAGATACTGTTGATGTAGATATTGATCTAGGCTTTGGAGTATGGATGCACAAAGAGCGTGTACGTATGATGGGTATAGACACACCAGAATCAAGA